AACAGAGCAGTTACAGAGAATGACTACGCTCACATTGTTCAAGACATCTATCCCCAGGCAGCAGCAGTAACTGCCTATGGTGGTGAGAAACTCTCACCCCCTGAGTACGGTAAAGTGTTTATCGCAGTCAGATCAAAGTCTGGTGTAAACTTAAACACTACAACAAAGAAACGTATTCAGAATCAACTACTTGCATACTCCATGGCGTCGATTCAACCAGTAGTTGTTGATCCACGCATTTTCTACTTGTCACCTAAGATCTATCCATCATTTGATGGTAACAGTACAACAAGGTCTGCTAACGAATTAGCATCTGCTATTTTGAAGTCAGTTGACAAGTTTAACTCACAGAATAGAGATGACAGATTTAGTGGTCGTCTTGAAATGTCAAAATTTAATAGTATGATTGACTCTGCTGATAATGCTATCGCTGGTACAACAACACAGATGTCTATTGGTCAGAATTTAGACCAGTTTACATTTGGTAACGTATTTACTCAGTGTCTTGACTTTGGTAATGTCCTAACAGACCCCAGTTCATTAGGTGGTGGTGAAGGTGCTGATTGTGATCCTAAGTTCTCATCTGTTAAGTCTGGTTCATTCTATGCAACTGGTTATACAGAGGAAGTAGCAGACTTAATTGCTGCTGGTGAAGCAGCAGGATCCCTTACTACGTCTCAACAGTCAAGTGGTCTTGAAGCAGCAGTATTTAATGGTACCCTAGTAGAATCACAAACCTTAGTACCAGTAAATCTTCGTGATGATGGAAAAGGTAACCTATTGATGGTTACTAATAGAAATGAAAAAGAGGTCATCCTTTCTTCATCAGTTGGTACAGTTGATTATGCCACTGGAAAAGTTTGTGCTGGACCGCTAAATATTGCAGATACCCCTGACAGTACAACTCGTGTTCCTATTGTAGTATTACCTGATGGTGATGGATTAACAATCCCACCAGGTGTCGATCCTACGTTATTTGATCCGAAAGTTTATCCTGTTGATTACATTACTAACCCATCAAACGTAAGTGGGTTTGATCCTTACAACTTTGGTGGTTGGAACTATGGTGGAGGCACCATAAATACAATTAATTACCCGATAGATGCGTTTACCTATCCAGAAATCGACTCCTGTTTCTAAATTAGATGTTTGCTGACAAAATAAACATTTCGGACAGAGTTAGTAATCAACTCCCAGAGTTTATAAGGGATGAAGATCAACAACTCGTTAACTTTCTCTTTGAATACTACAAATCACAAGAGAAGACTGGTCGTGCGTATAATGTATTAAACAATTTACTTGAATATCTTGATATTGATGCTTATGATCCTAAGATCTTAACATCTAATACAATTTTAATTAAAGATGTTGATACAAGTGTAGAAAAGATTGAAGTAGAACAGATAGATGGATTCTTACCGAAAGATGGTTCGGTAATGATTGACAATGAAGTAATATACTACCAAGAAACAGTTCGTGGTCCTGATGCTATCTTAACACCAGGAATTTCACTAGAAGAATTTAATAAAAAGCGTCAAAACCTAGAAAGTCCTATAACATTGTTCGATGGAGTCAAAACTACCTTCGATCTTAAATTCTTAGGCACCCCAGTCTCACCTGTCTCAGCAGATCACCTTGTTGTCACTGTTTATGGGACAATGATGCAACCA